TGCAAAGATTGTGCAAGGAGATTTTGATTGGACTAGTCCAACCTCCCTTAATGTAGTAACCCCTTATACTTCATACACATCAGCCCCTTCTTGTAACATATTCTATGGCTACATCAGCTACTGGTTTAGCTTTTGCTCTTGCAAATGATACTGATGGTCAAAACATTAATATTTCTACAGTAACTTCTTATAATGCATCTACTTCTTCCGTTGATGTGAGTGCTGTATTTACTTTTCAAGTGTTAACATCTTCTACGAGCTACTATACAAATACCGTTGTATCAGATAGTTTGTCTAGCATTGGAGCTGGGATTGTTATTCTTAATGAACTTCAGACAGTTATTAATGAAATTTCTGAAGGATATTATGTGGGTCTTGCAGACAACACGTCCGCTAGACCAGAGGCCTCTGGTTTTGATGCAATTACATCAATGGCTACTTTAACTTCTAACAATAAAGTACTATCTGGGGCATTTACTTCTTTGCAAACAAACAGATTAGATTTTACTTTATCTGCAGCAAAAATAAATTCTGATAGAGGAAATACATCAATTTCAGAATCTTTAGAAAAAGTTGGTTTCATTGATTTTAATTTATCTGCTTATCAAGATTATTTGTCTTTTGGAGTATTTAAAATTCGTAAATCTACAGCTGATGCTTCTAAGCTTACTGTAGCCAGTAATGAAAAATATATTGGATCTTTAAATTCCAACAGAAAACAAGTTAGCCCAACACGAGGAGTTCTTTCAAATGCCTTTATTGAAGATGTTGTAAATAATGCTTCATCTACAGTTAAAATGCTTATCAATCCAGCTATTTCTAGAAATTATAAATGGACGGAAAATTCTTCTCTTCCTGTAAAACGTGTAACAATAAGAGAAGAAGCAAAAAGCCTATATCCTGTTGGAGTATTTGTTCCAGATACTCGGGCAATTGAATCGACAAAAGTTATCGGAAGCGTTCCTCAAAAGCTAGACAAAGCTCTTCGTTCAATTGAAAATACAGAAAATACAATTGTAGATGTACTGGTTGATGCTGGTCTTTCTACTATTTATTCTGTTACAGAATTTGCTCAAACTAGTGCATTTGATGATGAATATGCTATTCCTGCTGTATCAAACGTTAGAGAAAAATGGGCAAGTGTCGTTGATATCTTGATAAATTTCTCACAAAACACCCGTAAAGATTGTTTTACTATTATTGATCCTCCTCGTTCGGTATTTGTTCTAGGAAAAGACACAAAAGTATCAAGTGCTCCAAATAAGACATTTTCCTCCGATATTTACAATCCATTGAAGAGTTGTACGAGTTCCCTAGACTCAAACTATGCAGCAATTTATGCTAACTGGGTTAAAAATATAGATTTATTTACAGGTAAACGAGTGTGGCTTCCTTTTTCAGGATATGCTGCAGCGGTATTTGGTCGTAACGATGCGGCTGCTAATGCTTGGTCTACTCCAGCAGGCCTCACTAGAGGAACATTTGGAAACGCTGTAGACATTGCCTTCAATCCAAATCAAAAGCAACGAGACAGACTATACGAAATTGCTGTCAATCCTGTAGTGTTTTTTAACGGAGATGGGTACGCTATTTTTGGTCAAAAGACAATTCAAACAAAGCCTACTTCATTTGATCGTATTAATGTGCGTCGCTTGTTTTTGTCTCTAGAAAGATCGGTTCAACGCACTGTTAAATACTTTGTATTTGAACCCAACACTACATTTACTCGTAAGAGACTGGTAGATACAATTGCTCCCGCATTTAACTATGCTAAAAATACTCAAGGTCTTTATGATTACTTGATTGTGGCAGATGAAAGAAATAATACTCCGGATACTATTGATAACAATGAGCTAATTGTTGATATCTACCTCAAGCCTGTGCGCACAGCAGAGTTTATCTTAGTAAACTTTATTGCAACACGGACTAGCCAAAATTTCCAAGAGCTTATCTAACACTTTAGTTAAATATTATTATGAGCACAATACAAAATTTTTATAATACAGCTACACAAAGAGACTTTGCTAGAATTTTTCAATTCCAATTGAGACAATTCGGAAATGTAAATTTCAGCGAAACTCATCTAGTATACGTTGAAACAGCAGTTCTTCCAGGAAGAACCATTAACAACATTCCTGTTCCATATATGGGACTATCTTTTAATGTTCCTGGAACCGTTTCCTATCCCGGATCTGCTGGATACGCTGTGACATTCCGTTGTGATCAAGAGTACAATCTCAGAGAAGCATTAGAAGCAGCTACATTTAGTACATTTGATGAAGCAGATTCAACTGGGGATTTTAATATTCCTAGCACTAATTCAACTCTTACAATGGAATTGCTAGACAAAAACAGAGACGTTGTTCGCTCTTATACTTTGTATGGTGTGTATGTTCAAGCTCTTGCTGATGCAGCTTATGATATCAAAGATACTGGAACCGTACAAACAATTCAAGCTACTCTAGCATATCAATTCTGGAGAGCTAATTCTGGAGGAGATCCAACTAGACAAGTTATTCAAGGAGATCCCCAAAGCTGGGGAGCTATTAGTCAATAGTTGACTAATTTTAAAAATATAGGATAAATGGTAGATGAGCTTTTTAAAAGCAATCTACCTACCTGTTAAAGTTAATTCTGTAGAAGAATATTTTGCTCTACCAAAGCAAGATAGAGAAGTACACGGTTTTTATAGAATTCCGTATGCTCTTCCCTGGGAACGGTTTCAATCAACTGAAACTGGATGGGACGCTTTTTATAAAAAAATTAAAAAAGAGTATCCTGTTCAATATTTTTTTAGACACTGGCTTCCTAGCTTAGATAATCCCATCGTTTCAATTTTTAAACGCTACGTTAGTTGGCCTTTAAATGATCTAAAATACAATATTATTCGATGGATTAAGCCAGTACATCCTCGATGGCGAAAATCTTTGCCTCGGCACAAATATGCAGATATATCTCATTTAATAGTTGAGTCTAATTTTGCTCTTATATGCGATTTCTATCACGAAGAAGTCGTATCTGGCTGGGTAGATTGGGAATCCGATGAGCCCCACAAAACGTTTTACAACAAACTTGTTGAGTATGTAAATTGGATTGAAAAAGAAAGATCTAAAATAGAAGACAGTTACTGGGAAGCAATGGATATCTCAGGTAAAAACGTAGAACCTACCTCATATTCAATAAAATACGCAGAACCTAATAAAATTGAAACCCTTAGATTAAGCAAGGAAACAGAAATTTTAACATGGTTTATCAACAATAGAGGGTTTTTTTGGAGTTAATATGAATGTAAAACTAATATCGGTAAGCAAGCCAGCAATTAGAGAGCTTAATACTGCAGAGGAATTATTGTCTTTTTGTGCAAGAGTAAGCAATCCTACAAATCAATTAAATACTGAAACTGCACCAAAATTGCTAAAATATTGTATTGATCATCAGCACTGGTCTATTTTTGAACATGCTTCAATGACAGTTGAAATAACAACTTCTAGAGCAATTGCAGCTCAAATATTGAGACACAGAACTTTTACTTTTCAAGAATTTTCACAAAGATATTCTGCAGCTCAACAAATTGAACCGTATGAGCTCCGGAGACAAGCAAAGACAAACAGACAAAGCAGCAGCGACGTAATATGGGAAAATGAAAATGGAGTATTTGACATTGCTGCAAATGCCATTAATGTAGCTCAACAAGCATACAACCAGCTCTTAGATCTAGGAGTTGCTAAGGAATGTGCGCGCATGATTCTTCCTCTAACTACTCAGACTACTATGTATATGACAGGTAGCTGTAGATCATTTATTCATTACATAGAATTGCGGACCAAACCAGACACACAAAAAGAACATACAATTATAGCTTTAGAAATTAAAGACGTATTTGCTAAAGAATTTCCAGCAACTGCACAAGCTCTTGGATGGTCTCAAATTTGAGTTGATTTAAGTTTAATTTATCAGAGAATTTAAATATGAAACAAGTAATCAAACCTTATCAACGAGAAGAAGCAGTGTATTATTCAGATTTTACAGGAAAATGCTTTGGAAAATTTCCTCCAATCGTACTTCTTTCTTTTCATTTTGACTATGGATCAACATATGATGGAGCATGCTTAGATTTTGATCTTTCTGATGAAGAAGCAAAATCCGTATTAGAATTTATTAAATCTAAATTATCAAAAGACTTTAAAGAAAATCTCAAAAAGAAAATAGAAAAACAAAATGTAAATTTTACTGAGGCAGCAGATGCTAAAGATTATACTGAAAGTGAAAGTTCTAGTAGCTTGTGTGCTTTATATAACATTTTACTGAATTAATAAAATGGGAATGTTTGACAACGTTATCTGCAAAAAAGAGCTTCCTTTAACTGAGGAATTGCTTAAATTAAATATTGACTGGACGGATCGAGACTTTCAAACAAAAGATTTAGACTGCTCTTTGGCTTGTTACTATATAAATGAAAATGACACTTTAGAAGAGGAAGTAGTAGAAAGAGATTATGTTCTGTATACCGAAGAAGAACGTAAGTCTGAAAACATAAAACCTTGGAACATATATAAAAATGTTATAGAAAAAAATAGATACATGAAGCCAGTATCTCATCACGGAGTTATTAATTTCTATGACTCAATTTCAATCAACACAGAACAAGATTTGTGGATAGAATTCAAAGCATATTTCATCTATGGTAAATTAGATAAAATTGAGCTATTAAACTCTGAAATAAAAGAATCTCATTCTAATTCTTATTTACAATGGCAGAAAAAACGAGAACAAGAAGAAAAACGTCCGCTAAATAGACTCAGGAATATTTTAAGATATGTTGGTTGGAGAAAGTTTTGGAACAACATAGCCAAAAGTTGTTACTCAGCTCAACAGATTTTAAGTAAACTGCAAACTTTTTGCTATAAAATACAATGATAAAAAAATTACAACAATCAGAAGAAACTTATATTCAGTTTACTCCTGAAGAGCTTAATGAACTCAATATAGAACCTGGAGATAAATTTTCTTGCAAAGTTGAAGGAGAATCTATTGTGCTAACAAAGTATGCTAAATTAGAACTTGATTTAGAAGACTGGTATCGCGAGGCATTAATACATCTAATTAAAGAATCAGTTGAAAAAGATATTTCTGTTAATGAAGTAATTGAACAAATATTAAAAAGTCATTTAAATCAATCTGATTCTCATACTAATGGATAACTCCTCCAAAGAATACGCTCCTCTATTTGAACTAGGAATAGTAAACGACAACCCAGCAGTAAAAGTAATTGCTGAAGTTACTGTATGTCCCGTTTCCTTAGCTGCTTTAATGGTAACATTATTTGAAACAGTAATGAAATCAATAGAAGAAAATGAGCAAATTGAATATGAAAAATATTTCAATAAATCATTTAAAAAAATAATGAAGGAGCGACACAATTATGAAATTTACTACCGTTACCTAAAAGTAGAAGAGGAAGATGAAGAATAGAATTTCTTGGGAAGAATATGCTCTAGGAATTGCTACAGTAGCTTCCATGCGCAGTGAAGACATTTACAAACAAGTTGGAGCTTGTGCGTTAGATTATTCAAATAGAGTAATAGGAGTGGCATATAATGGGCTTGCTCCTGGTATAACTGTTACAGAAGAATTTTGGGCTGATAGAGATGGACGAAGACCTTTTATGATTCATGCTGAAGCCAATCTTTTGTCTCTGATTAAGCGAGGAGAATGCCGTCTGCTTGCTTGTACCATGTTGCCTTGTCCATGTTGTGCCTCTATGATATCTGCCTACGGAATTGAAAGAGTGGTATATAACGAAGTGTATCACAGAAGTTCTGAGGCTATCAAGATATTTGAGTTTAACGGCATTCAATGTGAGCAAATCTTACTTTAAGCGATTAGAAGACATTGCAGAGTCTTTAATTGATTGGAATGATTCAATTCGTTGTAGACACTTTACCTTTATTCTTAATAAAAGAAGAATAGTATCTATAGGAGTTAATCAGAAAAAAACCCATCCTATTAATTTAAAAAACAGAAAAGTTTCTTCTACTACAGGAGAGGACTTTTCTGATCAAAAGCACACATGCAGTGAATTTAGTGCTATTATTAAACTTAAAAACCTAACCAATATAGATACTAAAAAATGTATATTGGTTAATCTAAGATATGATAGAAACAAAAGAATAGCATTAGCTTCTCCGTGTATGTCTTGTATTAGTTTGCTTAAATATCATGAATTTAAAAAAGTAATCTGGACAAACAATTATGGAGACTACGTAGACTCCTAAAAACAGTTGAATGTCCGTCTAATTTGCCTTATTGTATTGTCATGAAGTTTTTATTTTATCAGTCCCTCAAGTTCACGGGCAAAAATCATGAATTTTGTTTTTGGTCTGACACTCATTTTAATCATGCTTGCGATCATTGGGAAATTCCTCTTTGGAAAGCTCGTGGATTTAATTCTGTACAAGAACACAATGAAGGTCTCATCCAAAGATGGAATGAAAAATCTAAACATAATACTATCTTTTTCCACCTTGGGGATTTTATTTTTGGTTATGATTCAATCTTGCATTTTAAAAGTATTATAAACAGACTAAACTTCAAGGAACTTTACATCATGCCCGGAAATCACAATTCTGGTTGGAGACAAGTATTTGAAGAACAGCACGGAAATGTGTGGAAAGTAGAAGAAAACAAAAGAGTTATTTTTGTGCCAAACTATCTAGAAGCTCATATAAATGGCCAAAGTTTTGTAATGTCTCATTATCCTATTTTGAGTTTTAATAATCAGTCTAAAAACGGAATATGTTTGTATGGTCACGTACACGGAAATTTAATAAAAAACGAAATAGGAAAACAATATAGCAAAGCAAGAACTTTAGAACTTTGCGTAGAGAATAGTCCATATCCAATGACGTATGGAGAAATACAAGAGTTCTTTAGAAACAGAACCCCAATCAGCTTCGATCACCATACTCAAGACATACTAGCTCCATAATGAAAACTTTAGAACTCATTCCCATGTATTTTATGGGAGACAACCACGGAGAATATCAGTATATGTTTGATTTAATCAATCATTATGATATCAAAAACTGTTATTTTATTCATTTAGGAGATGGAGGAGAAGGGTTTCTTCCATTTGAAAAACAACTCCGTCAATTTAACTTATTAAATGAATTCTTCAAAGCTAGAAACATTCAATACATGAGTATCAGAGGAAATCATTCTGATCCGTTTTATTTTAAAGGAGATAACAGAATAAATTTAAGCAATTTTGAATTAATTGAAGACTATACTATTATGAAGTATAAAGATAAATTAATTCAATTTATTGGAGGAGCAATATCAATTGACAGAGCTCATAGAAACAAAGGAACGTCTTATTGGGAAGAAGAACTGGTAGTATTCGAGGAAGATAAGTGTCAAAAGGTGGACATGTTAATAACACATACTGCACCTTCTTGGTGTTTTCCTCAGCAATTTAACAAAATGGTTTATGATTGGGCTTTAGAAGATGCTTATTTGCTTGATGAGTTAACAAATGAAAGATTGTTAATTGACAATATCTTTAATATTTGCAAACCGTCATTGCATTTGTACGGACATTTTCACAATTCTCATACAGAAACTGTTAATAGTTGTATTCATAAATTGCTAAATATTAATGAAATTTGGGAAATTAAATAAATAAAACAATGGAACAAAGTTTTGAGTCTTTTTGTAATAATTTATTAGAAATGGCTGCCACATTTAAAGATGTAGGCAATGTTAAACAAACTATTTCTGATATTAAATCCCAGAACCTTCCTCATCATTATCAAAAGCCTCTTGTAGCTATCGCTGATGATGCTGACAGAGATGCAATGATTGACAGAATTATTGCTAAAGTGTTTGGAGCTGAGAATCATAATCCAGAACTCAGCACTAAAAAAGAGCTCCAAGATGCTCTTGAAAAAGCTGTAATTGAAGTTTCGCGAGAGCCAGACTCAAAATTTGCTCGACCTGTCCAGGGAGTTGCAGCAAACTATTTGGGTAGATGGTTGGGGACTAACATTAATGTTGAGTTCTCAAGAGGAGGAGAAGTAGAACTTGAAACAAAAGGAGCATCCGTGATTGCAGCAAAAGAAGTATTAACAAAGACGCTAACTCCAACAACAAAGGAGAAAGAAGAGATCGCCCAGGCAGAACAACCAGCTGCTTCAGTTGAAAATTCTGAACAAGATTCAGAAGAGATAAAAGAAGAGAATGGGGAAACAGCAAAGAACTTTCAGAGTCTCGAAGAAGAACATTCTTTGTTGCAGCAGTATTATGATGAGTTCTTAAAGCAAGTTGCAACGTTCAATAAAAAGTTTGCAAAAGACGGCATTCCTCAGATTACAGTTCAAGAAACTGGAGAGGAAATGGTGGAAATAAAAGGACCTAAAAATAACCATGGTCTGGAATCTCCAAAGCTCAAAAAGATCAAGTTTAAGATGCAAGTTCCTTCGTTGGTTGTCCCAGGAGGTTGGAAATTTATTGGTCGGGTAGATCACCTTGATTATGGAAATCTAATTGTAAGTGTTCCAGGAACAGAACACAAACAAGATCTTCATGCAATGTTTGGTAAGTCTCAACCTAGCCATTGCGATCACTGCGGCAAAGTAAAGAAAAGAACATCAACGTTTGTGGTCATTGATGAAAAGGGAAAGATTCAAAGATTTGGTCGTCAGTGCTTGCAGAAGTATATTGCAGGAGGAACAAAGGCTTTCAATCAGATGAAAGACTTCCTCAAGTTGTTGTCTGATATTGCAGAAGGCCTCAGAGAGATGGAACAACGTTCTTATGGTTCCGAAGATGAAGGTGGAGGAGAAGGTGGTGGAGGTGGGGGAGGAGGACGATTTACAGAGTTTGGTATGAACGATACTGTTGGTATAGTACTCAATCTGTTAGACAACGGTCTTAATTTTATTAGCAAAAAAGCTGCATCCGAACACAATGAAGCTAATTATGAAAGTGGAAATTACAGCATGAAAACTCCTACAGCTGCTTTGGTGTTGTCTATGTTTGATGGAGATCTTCAATCTAAAGCAGTAAGAATTGGTCCAAGTAGACTTGAAGGAGATGATAAAATTGCTTATGACACTTTAATGAGCTGGAGTAGCAATTCAGAGAAGTACAAAGAAAAAGTACATGATTTTAGAGAGTGGGGAATTAAAGAAGCTCAGAAAGCTTTGGATGATCCTAGAAATCAATATAGGGAATTAAATCAAAACCTTCTCACTGTCCTTACAGCATCAAAAGAAAGAACTGAAGCTTATGTTCCAGCCAAATTTATTGGTACGGTAGTATCAGCCGTTGCTCGTTATCACAGATACATTGAAAAGCAAAAGAGTGACGAATTAACTAAAGATATTCCTAAGAGAGAACCTGGATTTGTTGGAGTAGTTGGTGGAGCAATTGGAGATGTTTCTAAGAAAGTAAGACAGAAAATGGAACAGGCTGGTCACAGTGTCAATTTTGATCAATTCCCGTACAATGGACCAATTGAGGTTATCGTAGACAAGCAACCTTCTGCTCACTCTTCTGCTTTTGGAACTAGCTACAGGTACAGTTTTGTAGATAAAAATGGAGACAAATACACATACTTCTCTAGCAGAGATTTAGATCTCAAACAAGGAGATAGAGCTAAGATTGTTCTAGCTAGCGTAAAAGGTCATGAATCTAAGTATGGAGTATCTACTCTAATTGGGGGAAACTCTCCAGTTAAGACTGTAATAGAACCTATCTAAGTTACTGACCTTTATCTTCCTTAGAACGGATATAAAATTCTCCATAAGCTTCCAGTTGTCCCATGACATGCTGAAAGTCCCTTTGCGACATCTTGTCCCAATTTTTGAGCTTATCAAAGCACTCATTGGCTTTTGCTTTGATAAAAGAAGAGTCCGCATCATTTGTATGCTTTGCACAAATTTTATAAGGAACTTCTTTTGCTTTGAAGTGTGCTGCAGTCAAAAGAGAGAGCCCTCCTTTATGCTGAGTCATTTTTTGAATCTTTTTAGCTCCCGCAGAACGTTTTTCGACAAACGTAGAAAGGTCTTCTGGATCTTTTTTATTACCTTTAAAAAAGTTTTTTTCTTCCAACAAAGAAGCTTCAACTAAAGTCTGAAATAGGTCCATGTCCATATTTAACTTTAACTTGAATTAATTTTAAGAAAAAAGATAATTATGATTATGAACAGACGGGAATTCATTTATACTGGTCTGTTTGGAGGATTGGGTCTTTCAATGGGAGACGTTTTAAAACTTCAAGCAGAATCTCCTCTTACTCCTAAGGCTCAGTCAGTCATTCATATATTTTTGCCAGGAGGAGCAGCACCTCAAGAAACTTGGGATCCAAAAATAAATGCTCCTATGGAATACAAAGGCCCTCTTACTTCTGTTGCTACATCCATTCCCGGAATACATTTTTCGGAACATTTGAGTAAGACAGCCAAAATTGCTGACAAGCTCACGGTCGTTCGTTCAATGACTCATGGTGAAGCTGCTCACGAAAGAGGAGTGACTAGTATGTTCACTGGATATAAACCTTCTCCAGCAATTATGTATCCTTCATTTGGTTCTGTAATTGCTCAGCAGCAAGGCAATAGAAATAGTCTTCCAGCTTATGTATGTATACCTCAAAAATATGACAACAACGGTAACGATACACTCGGGACAGGGTTTCTTCCTGGTTCATTTGGACCTTTTAGTTTAGGAAGCGATCCAGCAGCACCAGGATTTAAAGTAAGGGATTTGTCCTCAAATGTATCTGAAGAAAGATTCAATCGCCGCCGTTCTATTTTAGATACTGTAGACAGCCATTTTAAATATCTGGAGCAAAGCGATGCCATTAGTTCAATGGATACTTTCTATCAACAGGCGTATGATTTAATTTCTTCACCAAAAGCTCGCGAGTCTTTTGCTATTGACAAAGAGCCAGATGCTATGAGAGATGCTTATGGAAGAACCCAAGCTGGTCAACGTTTGCTCATGGCCCGTCGAATGGTTGAAGCAGGTGTAAGATATGTGTCTGTGACATATGGGGGTTGGGACATGCACACGGGAATTGGCAGCAATATTGCTAAAACGTTGCCACAATTTGATCAAGCTTACTCAACATTGATTAACGACTTGGATCAAAGAGGAATGTTGGACTCAACTCTGGTAATGGTGTCCTCAGAATTTGGAAGAACTCCTAAAATTAACAAGGATGCAGGACGAGACCATTGGCCCAGAGTATTTTCTGTTGTTTTTGCAGGAGGAGGGTTCAAACGTGGGCTCATATATGGCTCTTCGAGTGTTACTGGGGACGAAGTAGAAGATAAACCTTTAAACGTTGAAAGTTTGGCAGCAACCCTGTATAATCAAATTGGGATCGATCCCGAAGGGACACTTGAATCTGCTGGAGGAAGACCAGTAAAAATAGTTTATAATGGCTCAGTTGCACACGATCTCCTAGCATAACAAAAAATGAAAACACTGAAATACACAACCCTGTCTCTATTAACAATTCTGTCCTTGGGATATGGATTAAAGAAATATTCACCTAAATTTTCAGAATTGCCTAAAGGAGAAATTGCTCTTGCAGATTCTTATCAAGATTATTATAAATTTTGGGGTATTCGTACCGGACAAACTATTACCATTTATTTGCCTGACAACGTAGAAGTACTAGGTACTATTAATTGTGTGAACGAATATACGGACGGCACTTTCCGGTTTGGAGGTTCTTTTGAAGAAGGAACGTTTGCGTACGCAGTTAAAGAAGGCAATACTATTTCTGGAGTAGTTTTTTATGACGGAGCGGCATATGATCTTCCAGAAACTTCTACAAAAGAATTGTTGGTATATACAAAGAAACCCATCGACAGAGTTATTTGCAATGAACATCCCAACGAATTGCTAGCTGCAGGTACTGTCACAACTGGGACTGTTACAACTGGTACAGGGACTACAAGTACTAATATTGTAGTGCCAGTGCTATCAAGCAAACCTAATTCTGTTA